TGCTGTTTTTGGTACCTGATAAAAAATAATAAATAAAATTAGCCTTATCAAATCAAACCCCCTGTTCTTCGGAACAGGGGGTTTCCTTTTGTGTTTAAGTTTGTGTCTCTAATTGGGTATAGATTTTTGTTTATTTCATACCTATTTATTTAAATAATAGGAGTTTATTATGGGTAAAAAAAGAAAAATGAGAGCGTATCCACAAAGGTTTGGCAGAAAGCACGGTCAACATCCAGCATTTTTAAATTTACATCCCAAGGTGCAAGATGTATTAGAAGAGGCTCTTGAAGACGGCGTGGTAACGAAAGAAGAGTCTGTTAAAATAGAAAAAACAATGCAGGAAGTTAAAGAAGCTCCTAAAGCCGTAGAAGCGGTTAAGAAGGCCGGCACCAACACAGCGCCAGCAAAACCAGAGCTTGATGTTGTTTCTAAAACAAAGCCAGCCCCTAAGCCGAAAAGCCCAGTCAAAAAAGCGCCAGCGCCAAAGAAGCCTTTTACTAAAAAACCAGTTATTAAAAAACAAAAAGTGGTAAAAAAAGCAACTAATGTAAGTTCTAAAAACAATAAGGTAGATAAGTAACATTCCTAGTCTCATATTTAAAACTATTTATAAAGAAAGGAGACTTATGAATGTCCAATGCAGCTATACCAACATTGACGCCAACCAGTAATGTAAGTAAATCTATCTTGCCCTCAACAGGGGCGAGCGACGATGTAGTGTCGTCCTTACCTTATGCAATATATTCAACGCCCGCCTTTGTCAGCGGCGCTGTAGATCAGGTCTCATATACATTTAAAAAATTAGGCGGTGACGTCTTAGATATTGAATTGACAGCCGGGAATATTTATGCTGCCTATGAAGAAGCTGTATTAGAATACTCTTATATAATAAACATACATCAGGCAAAGAATTCTTTAGGGGATTTGCTTGGTAACACAACAGCCTCATTTGATCAGGACGGACAAATACTTGAAGGGCATAGCTTAAGTGGCTCTAATATCGGCCTTAGATACCCCCACTACACGTTTGAATATTCTAAGCGGGTTGGTGATGGTTTAATTACTGAAACGGGCTTAGGAGGCGATCTGAGCGTTTACTCGGCTAGTTTTACGCCAACTTCAACTAAACAAGATTATGATTTGCAAACAATTATATCAAGTTCTGTAGCAGCCGGTGATTTAACGTTGGATACTGGCGACAGCGTTGGGAATAAAAAAATACAAATAAGGAGAGTGTATTATAAAACCCCTAGATCAATGTGGCGATTTTTTGGTTATTATGGTGGGCTAAATGTAATTGGTAACATGTTAAGCTATGGTCAGTATACCGATGATTCAACTTTTGAAGTAATCCCCACTTGGCAAAACAAACTGCAGGCAATAATGTTTGAGGATTCTCTTAAAACAAGATCATCACAATATTCTTATGAAATAAAAAATAATAAACTGCGCATTATGCCAACACCAGAGGGTTCATTTCCAAATAAATATTGGGTTGAATTCACTGTTAAAAAAGACGCATGGAAAGAATATAGCGATAGAGTTCATGGCGCTGAAGGCGTTAACAACATGAACACTCTCCCCTATGAGAATATCCCGTATGCTAACATAAACGCTATTGGTAAACAATGGATTAGAAGATACGCTCTTGCGCTTTCAAAAGAGACATTGGGCCAGATTAGAGGTAAGTTTTCTACCGTACCAATCCCCGGCGAATCAGTCACTTTAAATCATGCCGCCTTGTTAGACCAAGCAAAAACGGAAAAAGAAGGTTTGCGTGAAGAGTTAAAGAAGGTTTTAGATGAACTTACTTATGCTAAACTGGCCGAGAGGGACGCAACTACAACAGAAAATGTTACAAAAGCTTTAAGCAAGGTACCTTATCCAATTTATGTGGGGTGATATAAATGGCGAGTAACGAATGGTCTAGACCAGATAATCCTCCACCTCCGCTATTTTTAGGGGAGAAAGAGAAAAATTTAACTAAGCAAGTAACGGACGAAATAGCTGAAAGAGTTGTTGGTCAAACGGTAATTTACTACCCTATAAGCTTAGAACATACTAACTTCCATCCAGTCTATGGCGAAGCCATTGAGAAGAACTTTTTATCACCAGTAAGGGTACATGCGTTAGTTGAATGGAACGGTATTAAAACAGAGGCCGGCAAATTCGGCGTGGATAGAAGAGCTAAATTAACTGTTCATTTTCACAAAAGAAGATTAACAGAAGATCAAGATTTGTACGTCCGTGTTGGCGATTTTATTTTATATGGCGATATTCACTATGAAATTGTTGAATTAGATGAACCAAAACAATTATTTGGTCAGATTGATACAAGATATGAAATTTCAGCAGTGTGTTTAACTGCAAGGGAAGGAAGGTTCAATGGCGGTTAATTCTTATAAAAATTGGCAATATGACACTTATACGGCCGCCCGAAGCGTTGCAGCCAAGTTGAGGTGCAAAGGTGCCCATAAAATGTCAAACGGCAAATACATGCCTTGTAAAAATCACCAGCATTTTTTATCTTACTATAACAAATATATAGACACCTCCGTTACTTACACTTTAGCCCCCTCAAGCTTTGAAACAATAGATGTTGCGTTATATAATTGGTTAAATGAAGAGTTGGACATTCACGTTGATACGAACAGCGGGTTTAAAAAAGTAAACATTATTTGGTTAACTGCAGAACGTGCGCACCAAATAAAAAATATAAAAGAAATTAGAGACAACGAATCTGAAGCTTTAGTGTTCCCTCTTATTTCAGTTGAGAGAACAAATGTATCTAAATTAGCCGGATCGGAACGTCCCATACCTGCGATATTACAGCCAAATCGAGATTCAAAAACGCCAAGATATTATCTTAAAAGAAAAATTGTTCAAGGTAAAACAAGAAATTTTGCAAACGCCACTTCTCTAAGGTTAAACAAACAAGAGGCCTTTCCTACCCCTGCAAACCAGAGAGTTGTATATGAATCATCATATGTTCCTTTACCAATTTTTTATGATGTAAATTATACAATTAACATTAGAACTGATTATCAACAACAAATGAACGACATTCTTTTACCCTTTACAAGAGAAAGGCCGGGATATTTCATTATTAATAATCAAGGGCACAAATACGAAGCATTTATACAAGAAAATTATGCAGCTACAAATAATATTTCATCACTCGGCTCTGAAGAAAAGAAGTATGAAACTTCTTTAACAATAAAAGTAAAAGGCTATGTTCTTGATAAAGGAGATAACCAAAAAGGGCCAAAGGTTTTAAAAAGACAAAATCAGGTTAAAATTAGATTCCCAAGAGAAAGAGTGCTGGTCGGCGATGTTAACGAATATGGCGATGGCACTTTTGTAGAATAGCCTTCCTTTTGAATCGTAAAACACTAATTACAATAGTATAAAGTGCTATTAGGAGATTCTACATAATGACAGCAAAGAAGTTTAAGTTTATCTCTCCCGGTGTGTTTCTCAATGAGATTGACAACTCACAACTTCCACGGGAACCAGCGGCGGAAGGCCCAATTATTATTGGCCGCACCGTAAGTGGTCCGGGTATGCGCCCCGTGACCGTTGATTCGTTTGAGGAATTTGTTTCAATCTTTAGTGAGCCTCACCCCGGCGGAGACGCAGCAGACCCTTGGAGATATGGAAACTTCTCCGCCCCCACATATGCTTCTTATGCAGCACAAGCATGGTTAAAAAATAGCCCGACTTGCACAGTTGTGCGTTTAATGGGCAAAGAACACGCTAATAAAACAACTGGTGTCGCAGGTTGGAAAACAAGCAATATTATAAGTGACATATCGTATACTGCGTATACCACCGCATCAGCCTTTGGTGGCGAATTTGTTAACACAGCTTCGTTTATCCCAGAGAGTTATGGCACAATCACGCTAATAGACGCTCTTGGGGAAAAGCTTATATTTGATATGTCGGGAACCGCACCCAACTCTCTAAACGGTGTTTTTACATCTGGTTCTACCCACACGCCACTCGTGACCGTTGCGCTTAAAACAGGTTCACACAGCGCCAGTGGCGCAAGACACATGGCGCAGCAGCTTGTAACTGCGATTAACAGTCAATCGTTTGGTATATCAGCATCTCTTGATTCGCCATATGCAAGTAATCATGGCGGGTATAAGTTATTCCAAACTGTTAAGGGTACGGTCGGCAACACAACAATAAGCACTGGAACCCGCCCCGGCGGCGCTCCACCAAGCCCAAAGGCAATGACCTTCACAAGCACTACCGCATCATTCGCTTCGGCCTTTTCAGGCGGAACCGACGAAGCAGCCAGCGCTGGCGGTGCTTTTGGCTTGTTCTTGTTCCCGAACGCATTATCAGCGTCGGCAGGTGAAACAACAATTACTGCAACCGGCTCGCTTGCAGCCGTTTGGTATGGTGACACAGCCCATGTTGGCCTTTCTGGCACTGGCTTAGATGGCACCACTGAAACTGGCGTCCTTGGCAAGTTCGTTGGTTCAGATTCAAGTGGAAATTTCAAGTTGGCCATTATGAATGGCGGGTCTGCAACAAAAACAATTAAATTTAACTTAACTGAAGCTAGTGCAAATTATGCTAGAAAGGTGTTCAATGTTGACCCAACAAAGGTTGACAGCAACACAACCCCAACAGATGATTTAGAATTATACTGGCTGGGTGAAACTTATGAAAATGATTTTGCTAGCAACTT